CGTTGGCCTCGGCAATCGCGGCTTGCATTTCTGCGTCTCGGGCTGTCCATCCCTTGTGGTGGCCGTAGCCGTACAAGCCGATCACGGCAACCACAACCACCACGATCCGGATGACCCAAGGGTTGGAAATCAGACTGAGCCAGATCATGTCGATGCCTTCAGTAGCGCCCGCTCCATCGCGATCTCATCGCGCTCGGGCGGGATGTGATCCGGGGGAGTCGACGGCGGGGGTGGCGGTCTCCAGTTCTCGTCGAGATCCGGATTGGTGATGCCCATCCAGTTGAAGTTGGGCATGGAGTTCTGCGTGACCGACGGTGATGCGGTCTGCGTCGGGGCGCACACCACCGGAGGCGGCGGAGGCGGCGGCTGGTTGGCCGCGATCTTCTCGGACAGGTTGGTGACGCCCTTCTTGGACATGACGCCCCCGATGCCGCCGACGATCAACAGAACAATGTCGTTCAGCATCTTCGTGTAAGCCTGGTCGATGGGAGCCATCGACTTGATCGGCTGGGTCACGAAGGTCACGCTGTAGAGCATGAAGAACACGATGCCGGACAGGATCAGCGTCACCACAATGACGACTGTGGCCCAGACGCGAACCTCAATTTCCTCGGCTGTCAGAAGCCTTTGGCTCTGGCTGTGCTGGTTGGGACTGCTGTTGAACAACTGGCTTCTCCAATATCGGGGCGACTAGGTAGTCGGAGCATTGCTGGGTGAATAGGCACTTAGGACGCTGACACTCTTCTTTCTTGAAGTTGTCCGGGTTCTGGCACGGGTATCGGTAGCGATCCTCACAAGCCACGAGGGCAAGCAGGACGCTACTCAGAATCAGCAGTTTTCTTCGCATTGGCTTCCTTGATTTCCTTCTTGAGACTCCGAAGCTCCCTGAGCTCGGAACGGACTTCTGCTTGCGTCTTGCGAGCCTCAATGGCAACCAGCGCGGCGAGGGGTAACGCGAGGAACAGAACGAGGGAGAGAATGACAACGGCTACTGCGAACCAGCGAGTGTCTTCACGAGCCATGCGAACAACAGCATCAGATTCCACGTCCACGCCAGAACGAGAACCACCCAAAGAACTGCCAGTGTTCGGTCGATACGATGATTGCGGATTTGCTCTCGTTGCCACTTCCTGTCCCTTTCCAGCTTCCGCTTCACCTGTCTGGCGAATTCCTGCTCCTCAAGGATCTGGTCGTACATCTTGAGGAAACGTGAGTAGATGTCGCGGAGCTCCTTGGGCGCGTAGACCATCGCCTCCCGAATCTGGGTGGTCATGTTCTCCAGTTGCATTTCGATCTGGACTCGGTCGATGGCGCTGTCCTCGACCTTGTCTGTCGTCTTGGAGATCTCCTCGAGGTCGTGGCAGTGCTCTTTCAGCTTCCTGCGGATCTCGAAGAACTTCTTGAGTTGCTCGCAGACCTCGTGGATGGCGCGGGTCTGGTATTCCTCGTAGCTCAGTTCAGGCTCGGGCTCGGCTTTCTTCTTGGCGACGGGCTTGGCTGTCGCTGGCTCGGGGGCCGCGACGGGTGAAACGGCGGGAGGCTTGGGCTTGCGGAAGAACCCCAGCACCATCTGCCAGATGCCCTTGGCCTCGCTGACAATGGCTTGAGCGTCGGCAACAGCCTTCTTGATCTTGCCAATCTCTGCCTTGCCCTCGTTAAGGAGCTCGCACCCTTTGCGGATAGCCGCGACGGTGCTCTGCGCCATGAGCAAGAGACTGATCGGATCAATGGCTCACCTCACTTGATGGTGGCGAGACCCAGCTTGGCCGAGATCCCGACGACCACTAGGCCGGAAACAATCACAAGGAGCGACCAGATGCCCTTCTTTGCAATCTCCATCTTGAGCTCCGCCCAGAACTCCGCCTCAGCTTTGGCGGCGCGTAGCTTTTCCTCGTGGAAGCGTCGATGCCCATCGAAGTCAGTGCTACCGTCGGGGTTGGTCGCAAACGCACCATTGATCTTCTTGAGCTCCGAAATCACCTCGTCGAATCGACGGTCAAGATGCTCGTTGTCGCTTTTGGCAAGGTGTACTTCCTCTGTCATTTCCTACTCCTGAAAACAAAAAACCCGCCAAAGCGGGTCTTGTCGTCACTTCCAATACTGCTATATCCAGGGCGGCGCTAAGTGCTCCACGGTCGGTGCAATCTGTTCCGCAATCTGTTGGTCGAGGGTGGCGGTCAGTTCCGCCAGACCAGCGACCCCAATCCGTTCCTCAACCCACCCTTCGACTTGCGCCTCGGTTAGGTTTGGAAACGGCGTGAAGTTGTTCACATCCGGGCTCCCCAGTCCGGTTCGACCGGCGACCACGCCAGCATGGCCGTTGCTGTCGTCGGCTACTCGCCTCCAGTCCACTGCATAGACAACATCTTGAAGCTCGCCTACTTGGCAGTAGACGTCCAGATTCAACACTTGCCACGCATAGGTGGTAGGCATTTCTCCCTCACAGGTTAGGCAGGAACTACTTCAGTCCAAGAAGTTTTTGCTTCGTCCCACTGATACAGCTTGCCGTCATTCGGCATGGGCGTCGGCGGTTGCCATTGACAGGTTGCTTCATCCAACGTCCAGCTTGGGAATGGCTGTGGCGGAACAAACGCATCCAGCGTTGAGTTGTAGGTGAATCCGACCCCGGCGTAGTGCTTGCGGATGTTGCCGTTGTAGCTGGTCTTTGCCCAGCGTGTGTTTGCACCAAACAGTCGCTGGCAAAAAGCAACTCCAATGCTTTCAATCTCGTTGCCGTCAACATCAGATGTGTCTGCGTCAGCAACCACAATGACTCGCAATACATTGTCGTGCTCGTCAAGTTCAGCAAAGTGAGCCATTCAAATCTCCTTAAGGGATGTACTTGATGATGACAATGCCAGACCCTCCAGCACCGGATGTGTTCCATCCGCCACCACCGCCACCACCTCGGTTTGCCGTTCCAGCGGTTCCAAATGTGCCCGAACCAAATGAACCGCCGTTGCCGCCACCACCATTGCCACCAGTGCTTGCCGCGCCGCCACCGCCACCGCCACCGCCAGCGTAGAAAACGGGCGATCCACTAATGGAAGACGAAGCTCCAACGCCTCCATTACCCGATCCGTTACCTCCCCCGGAACCGGCACCACCCTTGCCGCCTCCGCCGCCTCCCTGATATGGCGCGGCACCGTTTCCTGCGCCACCTTCATTTCCTTGCCCAGCGGTTCCTGTTCCCCCTGGATTAGAATGACCGCCGCCGCCGCCTGAGCCACCATTTCGACCGTTGTATGGAGTGCCATTACCATCGGTATAGCCGCCCCCACCTCCACCAGTGGTCGTGATTGACGAGAACACCGAATTAGAACCATCACCACCAAAGGTTGCTGTGGTAGCACCGCCCGCACCAACTGTTACGGTGTACGAGTTGCCGGGAGTAACCGATAGCGTTCCGGTCAACATACCGCCAGCGCCTCCACCACCAGCGCCTCGGGCTGTATATAGATCCTTCCCTCCAGCACCTCCACCAGCCACCACCAAATACTCAACGCTGGTGACACCCGCAGGAGCCGTCCATGTCGTGGATGATGTGAACGTCTGCACAACAAAGTTGACCGGCCATTGACTTGCGCCCTTAGCAAGCTGTTGCTCGTAAAGCTCCCAGAGGCCCGAGGCGCTTGTGTTGCTCGGCGCGTTACGGGGGCCGATGATCCCGCCGTTACCCCGTTGCATTAGCTGATCTCCTCATACGAGCAGATAGCTTCAATTTTGTTCGCGCTGGATGCGGTCAACCGAAGAGAGTCGCCCTCTTCAAGGTAGATCGGCTTGCTGATGACATCAAGCGCCGCTTTTGAAGGAATGGTGATGGTCGGCGCAAACCGATAAGCAGTGCTTGCTCTAAAGATGTCTACGGTCAAATCAAAGTTCGCCGTGCTGTCAATATTCCCGGCGTACAAAGAATTGATCTTGAGCACTTTGTTGCTGTTGGCGGCATTACTCACAATTGCCGTAGCTGATGTTCCAACCAATTGAACGGCAGTTTTGCCGTTGATGGTTGCGACGTTGACGATGTTGGGAGCGGCCATGATTAACCTCCGAATACAACGGCCATTGCAATGGCCTTACCTGTTGAGAATCCCGCCTGATACGACGGCGCTTGGCCAGCCCCGTTCGAGGTCAGCACTTGTCCTGCCGTCCCGGCGGAACCACCAAAGAGGGTGGCTCCCGTCAGGTTTGCGGCCTGTAGAGTTTTGTTGGTCAGGGTCTGGGTGTTCGCGGCAGTGGTGACGTTCTGCGGCGCAACGAATTGAGAAAGCGTTGACATTGATTACTCCGGCTGTGTGGGCCAAGTGACTTCCCACGGGAATCCGGCTTGGCTGGTAATGTCGCGAAGGGCTTGGCAGTAGTCCTTCCACTCCTGTGACGGGGCGAGGTCACTGCGGAAGCGCCAGTCTGTTGCGGCCAGCAATCTGTTGCGTTCGGCGCGGACAGACTCTGCCTGTCGAGCGTCGAGCGCGGCCTTCGCCTCGTCTGTCATTTCTGAGACAGACCACTTGGTAAACCACTGGCCGTCGATCTGTTCGACGCCATCGCGGTAGGCGGACTGGTACCTAGTCGGCTGGGCTTGGGGCCCCTCGAGCACGGGGTCAGCGCCGAGCTCGTCGAGGAGCTCGGGAGTCAGTCGCGCCGGGAACGATGTGTCCGGGAACAAAGCGCGAAACTCGCCCTCGCCGACCACCTGACCGGTGGTGCGAATTCTGATTTCCATTACTACTCCTTATGCGATTGCGAGGAAGATGTAGGTTCCTGCCGACCACCAGCTACCACTTGTAGTGAAGCCGCTTGCATTCGGCACGATTGCGTTGGAACTGGTTACTTCGGCGTTTGAGCTATTGAGTCGAAGGTACGGATCAGTTCCGCTTGTGATACCTCTAGCCGAATCCCACACATACCAATCGTCGTTAGATGTGGTTGCCGTGCTCTTAATCAGAATGAATCGTGCGCCACTTGTGAAGCCGCAGTTCACGGCTGTATCAACACCAGCCACCTGAGTGAACGAACCAACCTTGCTCACACCCGGACAGGAGGCAAACAGGTAGGCGACATAAGTTCCTCCGCTTGCGTTTCCTTCAGTTCTTGTCCCAAGCCCAAAGGTTGTGGCTGTCATGTTAGGAGTTGCTGTTGACGGAGTTCCCCAATACTCAAAGCCCGCAATTTGAGTTACTGGATCGGTCAAATTTAGTCGAAGGTGCTTGTCATTTGTGTTGGTTGCGCTTGTCTGATAAACCATCCAGTTGGTGATTGCGTCTCGGCGCTTAACAATGATTAACTCAGGAACAACACCCAAGTTGTGATTCACAGTCCTAGCAGAACCCGTCCCTGTGTAGCAGACCACATCCATAAATCCCGGAGCACGCCTAAAAAACCAATTAATGTAAGTATTTGATGAGTCATTCCATGTGCTACCCGACCCAACAGAAACACCAGACATTGAATTTGTTATGTTCAACTGGGCAGGCGTTGTGGAAGACTCTGGGTTGGTCTTTTGATCGAGAATAATTCCGTCTCCGCGCAGTCTATCTACTCTAGTTTGATCGACCGTAACTGATCCTGAACGCCTAGAAATCCACCATGCGTCTGGAGGGAATCCAACAGATGTTATTGATGCGGTTGCACTCGTTCCAGTACGCGCCACTGGAGTAAACACACTAGTCCCACTCGTAGGCGTTTTCATCGGGCCACGGCGAATGGCGATGTAGATGAAGGTGATTCCGCTTTGCCCCAAGTCACTACCGCCGACAATATTGAACCCGGTTGCCGATGGAGCAACCATGCCGCTCGTTGTGTTTTCGGCCGCACTAGCGTTTGGTTTCAAAAATGCCTTTTGAGCGGATGCGTCAACAGGCCAGTTGCGCATGGAATCAAAGAGCCACCACTCGTTGTATGTTGCGCCGGGTGTAATTGACTTCACAAGAATCCACTGCGGCTCCCATCCAAGATTCACCGACTGGCTTCCGCTACCGTTACCTGTGTAAGACCCACAACTAATCACATTGTCTGTGCCAGCAGTACCAAAGCCTCCTGCATCGTGGGCAAAAAGGTAGGCGACATAGGTGACACTGGAGGTGTTTAGTTGAGTGTCTGATGTTGGAGTGAAGGTTGTGCTACTGACTGCTGGGAAGTAGGCCGCCGCAGTTGTCACCGCATCAACAGCATTCAACCTCATATAAGCACCAGTGCCATTGCTCCTGTGATAAACATACCAAGAACCTGTCTGGTTCAACTCCTTGACGATGATGCAACCAGGAGCAGAGCCAAGCGCATGGCTGATCTGACGGTTGTTTGTTCCGTTGCCAGTCCATGTGACTACATCAAAAAACTTGGGTTGCTTTCTGAATGTCCAAGAGGCGTATGTTGCGTTGTTCTGGTTTACATAAGAGTCGCTACCTACACCAAACCCGTTTACATTAAATGCGTTTAGTTCTGTTGCAAAATATGCTTGTCCATCAGTCCAGCTTGATACCAAATGGTAGCCGGCCCCTCTATTTGTGTCGTAAAGAGCGTTTACGATTGCGTTGCTTCTGCTTTTAATCCAAACCATCCCGCCTTTACCGACGCCGACGGTAGTTACACCGACTGCCCACTCACTGATCGACACCCCTGCGCTTGCAGATCCAATGGACGTGTTTTGAAGACGCCAATATCTGTAAGCCGTGGAGTTGCTGAAAGTGAACTGACGGAATGTGCCGGGGTTCCAGTCGCTCGGGAAGTTTTGGGAAATGTTTGAGAACGTCGCAACAGTCGTCCAGGTCGAAGCATCATTAGATGCTTTGACAATGAAGTCTGTCGGGAGGTTATAGATTCCAGAATCTCGTGTACCTTGCGGCGCAACGAAATAGGTTGTGACGATAGATGCCGAGCCAAGATCTACGTAAACATCAAGGTAGTTTGGTGCAGGTACGTACGCAAGGTTTGAACCATTGGTTGTTTCAAGCACACCGTCATTGATATATGACATTGGGTAGGAGGGATGAAAAGCTCCACCCAAATTTGTAACCGTCTTGCCTACCAAGCTCACCTGAACCGTATCGTCTCCGAGAGCAATTCCGTTGTTGATGTTTTGGCTGGAGCCATTGCCGGTGTAGAGGTATGTGCTGAACACATCTTCCACGCCAAGCACAGAGCCGGTAGACGCACCAGCCGCCGCCATCACAATGTTCTTTGCCGTCATTACTTCACATCCTTGCCCAAGAGCAAACCAGTCCAGGTTGTGCCGCCGTCGTGGGTGAAGAAGCCAAGGACGTCGCGTCCTGAGCTCGTCAAGGTGGGGGCAGTGCCGCCCGCCCACTTCACTCCAGACCACCAAGTGATCGTGGCGCTACCGCCGTTGGTGAGGTCGAGGATGAAGCTACCGGCAGTACCCGCCGCCGGGACGTTGCTGACCGTTAGGGTCGTCGCGCCGCTGATGGTCTTGGTGAAGTAGTTGCCAAGCGTCAGGTTGATGTCGTTGGCACCCATCGCCGAGCTAGTCTCTTGAAAGCCGCCGCCAACCCAAACGCGACCTCCGTTGGGGTTGAGCCCCATGCCATAGTTGGTGGCAAAGTTTGCGGTGCTTCTCTGCTGAATCCACGCATCGCCGTTAGCGTATGCACCAAACGACAACTGAACAGATCCAGCGCCAAACTCCGCAATCTGGTTGGCGTCTGTTGTACCGGAAGTTGCAGGAGCGCCGCCCGTGACGCCGACCCCAAAGACCTGAAGTTGGCCCTGGCTGGCGGCGGGGGTCATGCCCACACCAAAGCGACCGCTTGTATCGAAGCGAGCTCGCTCTGAGTTCCCGGTCAGGAAGACCAGTGGCAGGTAAGTGCCTGTGCCCGTAATGCCGCTGATGAGTGCCGCTTCAGAAGCGTTGACACGCAAAGCCGCCGTGCTGGCGTTGGTTGGATCTGCGGCGTTGTACGCAAAGAACGCAGTGTTGACTGCTGTTCCGTTGGGGATCAGGCCAATCTGCGTGTTGCCATTCGCGGTGCTGGTTTGGAACAGCGTCCGGCTTGAGAATGTGCCGTTGCTGAAATCGCCAGTGATTCGATTGCCAGTTCCGCTAAACGCAAGAGTCCCGGTAAGCGTCGGGCTTGCCAGCGTCTTGTTCGACAGAGTCTGTGCGGTGGTGGTGTCAACCGCAGACCCGCCGAAGTAGCCGACCTCAGCAAACACTTGCCATGTCGTGCCGTCGTAGATCAACTGCACGAGTGCGCCCTGGATGTCGAGCAACAGATCTTCGGACAGGCCCTCGATGGTTGAGCCGTTGCGGCCAACCGTCAGGTTGTTGGTTCCGAAGTTGCCACCGTCAGCAATCCAGACCTGATTGCCGGAGGACGGTGTTGCCGGGAGCGTGACCGTAAACGCGCCGCCAGTGGTGTCGGCCAGGATGCCGTCCTTGTCGACGGCGGTGTAGTTGGCGGTGCGGCGGGTGAAGTTGATGCCGCCCTGGATGGTCAGGTCGCCAGAGCCCAGCAACGAGCTCCCGTTGACCGACTTGATGTTGGTGCCCGAGACGAGCGTGGGCTGATAAGCCGACATCCCAGATTGAGTCTGGTACGTGCTGGCGGCGTTTGCTTGCGTTAGGTAGGTACTCGACGCGCTGGCGGTCGTCAGATAAGACGACATCCCCGACTGAGTCTGGTAGGTCGATGCGGCGTTGGCCTGGGTGAGGTACGTGCTCGAGGCGTTGGCCTGAGTCAGGTACGTGGTCGAAGCGTCAGCCGTCGTCAAGTAGGCCGACATTCCCGCTTGGGTCTGGTAGGTCGAGGCCGCGCTTGCCGTCGTGAGGTAAGCGGACATACCAGCTTGCGTCTGGTAAGTCGAAGCGGCGTCCGCGCTCAACAGATAGGGCGTGAGCGCCGAGCTCGTGATGTAACCCGCCGGGTTGGTGGCGTTGTAGGGCGTGAAGCCCAACGCAGTCGTCACGTTGCCCGAGGTGATCTCGCCACGGATCGTGGCCGAGCTCTTGTTCTCGACGTTGCCCAGGCCAAGGTTGGTTCTGGCGGCGGATGCGCTCGCCAGGTCGGACAGATTGTTCGCCGACAACAGAGCGCCCGACAGACTGGCGTAGGCGGCAAGCCAAACGCTCCCGTCGTACACCTTCATGCCACCACCGGAGTTCAACGGGTTGGTGTTGAAGTACAGAGCGCCCGAAACAAGGGGGTTGCCGTCGTTGTCGACCGTCGGATCGCTGGATTTCGCACCCAGATAGCGGTCGTCGAAGTTGTCGAAGGCCGCGAGAGTCTGGTCACGAGCGGTTTCGGCGGCAGATTGCGCTTGAGCGGCGCTGGTTGCGCTGTTTGAAGCGTTGGTTGCAGAGGTTGCGGCGGAAGTAGCCGACGCTGTAGCCGATTGGGCCTGTGTCGTAGCCGTATTGGCGTACGACAGGGCGTTGTTGGAGGCGTTTGTCGCCGTTGTGGCGGCAGAACTGGCGGTCGACGCTGAACCGGCGGCGTTGGTGGCGCTGGTTGCGGCCTGACCGGCGCTTGCGGCGGCATTCGAGGCGGAAGTTGCGGCGGCAGACGCGCTTGCCGTGGCCTCCGAAGCCTTGGTAGTGGCCGTTGTGGCGGAATTCGTGGCGGTAGTGGCGGCAGTCTGCGCCTGGGTCACTGAATTGCCGATGGAAGCGACCGCATTTTGGGCGGTTGTTGCGCTCGAGGCGGCATTTGTGGCCGACGTCGAGGCCGAAGACGCGCTGTTGGCGGCTTCCGTGGCCTTGGTCGTGGCAGTTGCGGCGCTTCCAGTCGCCGAAGAGGCGCTCGATGCGGCGTTCGTGGCGCTGGTGCTGGCCTCGCCAGCCTTGGTGGTGGCAATTCCGGCCTGTGTGGTGGCCGTAGTGGCGGCGGCTTGGGCCTGAGAGACCGCATTACCGATGCTGTTGGCGGCGTTGGTCGCGGTTGTTGCGCTGTTGGCGGCGTTGGTGGCCGAAGTAGCGGCGTTGGTTGCGCTGGTTTGAGCGGCAGTAGCCGATGCGGCGGCGGCATTAGCATCGGCAGTAACCCCAGCGGCGGCGGCTTGCACCGCTTGCAGAGCCTGTTGGGACTGATCTACCGACGGATAGGGCGGCAACTGGACGATGTCCTCAAGGTCACAGGCGCTGTTGGGCACCACAGCCATGACGTCAAGGTACTTCGACCCGGTGTCGGCGTTGAAAGCCTGGACACGGTACTGCGAGCTCGCGGTTCCCAGTGCGTTGGGGAAGACATTGACGACGGCTACGCCCTGATCGTTGGCGGTCGCCTCGTAGAGCTCGGGCGCGACAAAGCCGTTATAGATCTCGGTGCGGTCGAGCTTGAACCGGAAGGTTCCCCCGGCGACGGGGTTGCCTTGCTGGTCGTAGGCTCGACAGGTGACTGCTACGGTTGGGATGGACATTCGTACCTCACTGCGGCACCGAGGGTGCTACTTCAATCTTGTGCTTCGACGGTGATCTTCCACCGGACTTGCGCCGAATCTGGCGCGTGCTTGAGCTCCGGCGGAATGCTCTTCTGCCGCACGAGCTCGCCTCCCTCAAAGACCTTGATTTCGTCGAACTCGCCGAGATCTCGGTCGCCCAGATCAGCGATGAACGTCACGCTGTCGTCTGTTGAATCTGTTGTCGTCGGAACCCGACAGATCTGTTTACCGTGGCGACATATCGCGATCTCCACGATCTGTTGGGACAGAGCGCGGATGCCAAGCTGTTGCAACGTCATGGCTTCCTCAACTGCACGCTCAAGGTCGAGCGGTTGAAGCCACGAACGCCACGCTGGCGAGCCACGTTGAGGCCCACCATGTAGCGTGCGTTGTTGATCGTCGCGGCCTTATCGTTGGAGTAAGGCTTGCCAGCGGAAAGCTGGAGCTTGGCGACTGCGCCGAAGGCGATGGTTTCGGCGTACTGCTCGAGGAGGAAGTTCTCGCACGTTGTGCTCGTGCGAAGAGGTGCGAGCGCCACACGCATTGTAACGGCGGAGCTCACCGTTTGATCCGGAATTGGGATCAAACTGATGGTGTCCCACGACTTCTGCATGAAGCCGCGAGGAGTGGCGTAGGAGGCTGTGTAGCCACCGATCTTCTGGTTGTAGACCGAGGGGTCGGTGACGTCATCCGGCGACACCGGCTCCAGCATCTGGCCCTGGTAATAGGCTTGCATCACCTTGATGATCCGGTGGCCTAGGATAGGAGTATCGAGCTCGTAGTCGGATTGCTTTGCAATCACTTTGACCGGGTCGTGATCGACGACATGGATCAGGGACTTCTCGCAGAAGTCGATGACCGTGTCGCGGATGGCCTGAATGGCGGTGATCTCGGGACACCCGGCCACCTCGGGCAGAACCCAAGAGAAGAACTCTTCGTAGGAAACTGACATTTAGACGCCTCCCGCCTGGACGGCTACTGCGTTGACCGTGCCACCGGGCTTGTTGGCCTCGGGCGAGAACGCAAAGTCCTTGCTGGTCTTGAGACCCAACAGGGACATGAACACTTGGAAATAGCCCTGCGCGAGTCCGGCGTTGGAGCCGAACTCGGCGTCCTTGCTGTAGGCGCGGAACAGGACGTAGTTGAGAAGGGGCTCGGCGTACAGGTCTATGAGCGCCAGCGTTGCACCCGTGCTTTGCACCTCTGAAGGAATGACCGAATAGATGATGTCCAGCTTTTGACCAGCGTTTGAAGGCGGGTATACATAAAAGTTAAGCGGGTCTCGGTTGTCATAGGTGAAGTTGTAGATGGTTCCCGTGGGCGTGGCGGTATGCCAGCTTGGGTTTTGGGCATCCAGTGTTTCCCGGTCGACAATACGAACAGCACGGCCTGGGGCACCGGCGTTAGAGACGTTGCGAACAACGTCCAACAGACGCGATCCGTTTGCGGGCAAGGTCTGCTTCGAACCCGCCGCAAGTGTGTGGGTGTAGTTGGCAGAGCTCGCGTCCGGTCGTACTACTGCGATGACACGCTGGCCGTCGCTGATCCATTTCAGGAGCTCCGAGTCAGCCCAGCGCACACCGTCTGCATCCTGGAGGATGATCCGTGCTCGAGAAGTGATGTCGCTTGCCAGCATTGCGTTTCCTTACCAGAGCACCTTGCGGGCCCAGTAGTTGGCGGAGAACTTGTCGTCCTTCGTCGGGTTTCCGTTCTTGTCTTTGATCCCGGCAGACCGGGCCAGATAGTTCTTGCGGCGCTCGGCGTCCTTGTGCTGGGTGAAGTCCTCCATGCCGCGAAGGCCGAAGCGAACCAGCTTTACTTCGTCGCCCTTCTTGGCGAGAACCATCTTCTTTTGCTTGGCACCAGCGGGTGCGTTCACAGGCTTGTCGAAGCCGGGGAACTCGTGGCCGCGATAGACGATCTTGCCGCCCTCACGCTTCAGATTCGATGCTTTCATCGGAGCTCCTCGTGATGACTACTTCGAGCTCGTCCTTGAGCGCGAGGCTGTCCTCAACAGATTTCTTGGGCGCTGGCTCGTTTGTAACCTCGATCCAACGACCGGATTCAACAAGCTCGCGGTCGTACACGGCCATCTTGCCGGTACGCACATTTCGCATGAGCTTTGACATTCGTGTTCCTCAAAAGAAACCGCCCCAGGTTTCCCCAGGGCGGTTAAAGGGCGAGGGAGG